AAATAATCGCTACCATCTGGGCCATATTTTCGCATAAGACCCTCGTTTTCTAACCCAAGAAACTCTGCAAACCTTTGCGCTTCTGGCCAATCTGCTCTAACCGCTGCTTGGATACGCACTAGTTCTTGTTCCTTAATAAGAATTTTTAAGTATTTAAATATTAATTTAATTATTGGCCTTACTTTAGAATGGACTCTATCAGTTGATAAAAACCAAACCTCCGCAACACCAGGCCATAACTGCTTTATCCCAGCGCAAGCTATTAAATGTCCATTATCTATGGCGCTAAACGATTGCCCAGGCACACATAAGCTTTCTGCAAAATCTAAATATTTACTAATATGATGCGGCGCACCCTTATTCATTTTACCATCTAAAATTTCTTTGCCATGTTCGGGCTTATAATCAGCAATAATCATTGATCGAAAGTCTGTAGCCTTGGAAAGATAGCAAGTATTGTCGCTGGCAATGGCTGATTTTGTTTAATAACAATGAATCCATCATTATCAAAGCCACCCCTAAACTCAACTTCTTTATCTCCAGTAAACATAGGTAAGGCCGATCCCATAACATTTGCTGAACTTCTAAAAGGTATTCTGTCTATTTCAGTTTCAGAACTACCGACTGAAATTCCAGCTGTGTTGAAAAGTCTTAATGTAATGTCGTGTATTCTTTTGATTTTACCTTGAGCTGTGCCTTCTGTACCTCCAGCATCAACACGCATAGTTTGCAATATTGAATTATAAGCTAGACCAATATGAGCCTTTGTAACTGATCTATCTAAAGATATAGCGCCAGATGCCACCACCTTATCTGGATGAGTTGCACCATTCGCTAATATTGAAACAGTTTGCCCTTCTAAATGATTTAATCCAGATATACTTGTTGCGGCTGATCCAGAATACGTTAAGCCACTATCAACAAAAAAAGCATCTTCAACGTCATTGCCAAAATCAAAAGCTGAGAAATACTCAATAAATCTAACTGTTGCTCCATTAACTGTTCTTTTAACAATCATATATAATGAATCTTCATTAAGATCACCTGGCACAACCGCTATACTTTCAACAACCGCTTGACTTTCGTTTGCTGTTTCAAGCCTAGTTGTGTCAGAACTAAGACAACTCAAAAAGCCAGTTGAGCTATGTATAGTTTCAGTTATCACAACTATTGCTGCACTAGGATTAGCCACAGTAAAATCTGCATGAGCGTTTATTGCTGTAAATATGTTATCAGCTGTAGTGTTGTTGTTTGTGTTTGGCCGAAAACCAGTTGCACTTGCAGGGCTAGAACTCCCTGCTGCTTCACTCGTAAAGGTTACTGTTGATCCGTCAGACTTTGTAAATGTTAATGTTGTGCCTACTGCTATGTTTGCATAATCACTAACTGTAACAGTACACTCACCAAATCGACCACCAACTATATGTTCATGCCATCCAACAACTTCTTCTTCTCTGCGATATGTCATTCCTACAAGGTTGCCATTTGTTAAAACGCACCACACAATATTGTCTGGCTCTTGTTGAAACGCTACATCTGTTATACCAGTATCAGTAATATGTTCAGCTAAAACTGTTAAGTCTGGAGCTTGATAACTATCTGTATCAAAATTATATACTAATTCTCTTATTTTTCGTGATGCTCTTTGCACAAACATAGTTACATTGCCAACTTGAATAGGCTGAATATTTGCCGATCCATAATTAGCTTGTCGTTTTATCTGAGCGTTAGTTGGTGACAAGGGAACTGATGAACCACTTGCACTAACTGCAAACTCTCCACCAGACGTTCCAACAATTAACACTCGACCAGAAGCAAGGTATCTAATTACATTAACCTGGTTAGATCCTATTGTATAAGTTAAAGCATCATCTGCATCTATTCCATCTGCAAAATCTTCAAAGCTACCACCAACAGAAAAGAATAAAGTTTGTGGTTGTGCATTTGTGTTTCCAAAAACTAATCGTTGTTCATAAAACGTAACCGCTGCTGGATGACCAGTAGTTGTGCTAAACGCACCTAAACTAAAATTATCATCTGCGGTTAAATCTCCATTTAATGTTATTGCTTGACCAGCAGCTTCATTAACAAGATCAACACTTGGCGAAAACAAAATAGTATCCGCTGAAACCTGGACAATTAATCCAGAAGTTATATTGTTTCCACTAGTTCCAGCACCAGTTATTGTTGCTTTTTGACCAACCTTAAAACCTTGCGTAATAAAAGAACCAGTTGTGTCTGTTATTCTATCGTTATGCTCTAAGCCAGTAGAACTTGGATCACCTTCATAAAAAGCTATAGTTGATGCAACATATGCTGGCATTAGCTCGCTTCTACCTTCAGCATTTTCTTGAACTGTAGCAGTCACAACAGTTGCGCTTGTAAATCCAGTTACTTTAGCAAAACCATCATGCAGCTTTAGTAATCTGCCAACATCAGTTGATACAAACGTACTAGCACTAGCGGTAATAGTTTTTCCAGATCCAGTTCTTCCATTAGACGTTAATGTTGTATCAGTCGTATTTGGATCTTGCATAGGACCTCGCAAGAAAGCGACTTCTGATATTGTCCATGCTGTGTGACTTGTTCTTGTTATTTTTTGTACGGGGTGCAATGGATGCGTTAAATACATAACATCTGCACTTTGTGTAAATTTTATGTCTGCAACTTGGGCTGTTAAATAAACTGTGCTTACCTCTATTGCATTTGAACTTCCATCAACAACAGTTCCGCCATCTTTATGTATTCTAAAATATTGATTGCCAAACTCTAATATGTAAGCTTGTTCTACGTTAAATTCAAATGGTATTAGTCTGGTAAAGTTTGCACTTGCTTTGACTGTATTAACGTATTTCGTTCCAGGCCTTCTTGATGCTCCACCATGAGGATGAATTAAGAAGTTCTGTAACTTTTTACAACCATTAAAATACTTACTTACATCTGTTCTGCCCTCTAATCTGGGTGACAATTCTCCAGCTGTAAAATTATTAAATGGTGGTGAAGCTTTCGCCATCTATAATCTCGCATTAATAAAGGTGTTAGCTGAGATAACCTCGCTATCTGCAATGGATGAAGTGTTTACAGTATTACCTTCAGTTGCATCTACGAACCTAGCTTCTTTAAGTTTTTCTCTGTAAAGAGTGGATAGTTGAGCCGCTAAAGTTATACTTCCAGATAAAGGATAAGCTATATCTGCGGCTAACGCTGCAACGATTGTTTCAACTAATAACATATCGTATTGATTTGTATCAATAACCCTTGCAACAAAAACAACATTAAGAGGTGTTTCATCAGCTAAAACTTTACGACCTTCAACTTCAAATTTAATATCTGCATCAGAAAGCTTGAGTATTCTCAAGCAGTAAGGATCAGTTGGTAATGTAAACTGATAAGCGTAAGTAAAGCTAGGAGCGGTGGCATCTGGAGCTAAAGCTTGCCTTGATATTAAACAGTTCCAAGGGTGCGCTCTAAAAACACTATCTCTTATAAACTCATATCTTTGATTACAAATTCTTGCAGCCTTACTATCTTCTGTTAAAGAGATAATATTAGATGCACCAATTTGATTTAAAGCTGAGTTACATAGTCCAACGATTGAAGCCATAATAAATTCCTATAAAAAAGGACAGCATAGAAATATGCTGTCCTTAAAGTTTAGTTTACAACGTATTGGATCATGAAAGCCATATCACCAGCGCTACCACCAGCAGCATCAAATGTTGCCGCTATATAGTAATATCCGCCTGGATCAACAGTATCACCAGCTTGAACATGAAGTCTTTGTCCAGTAGTTTCCAAACCTAGAGCTTCGTAACGTAGTTCTGCAATAGCAGCTCCATCCGCAACAGAAGTGGCAAAGATGTCAATGTCCTTAACTGCACCAGCACTTGTGTATATACCAATATCATAAGTACAGCTGCCGCCTAGTGCATCAGATCCAACTTGGATTGAAGTCACAACAGCTTGGCTTGGGATTGGTGCAAGCATAACAATATCTGCATTACCAGTATCACCAGCTGCCAAAGCTATATTACCTTGGGCAATACGAACTGAACCACTTAATAATGCGGCATCATTCATTACGATTGGAGAAGCTTCATAGTTCGCTATGAGCGTTGAGTTTTTTGTAGTCATATCAAATACTCCCTATTAAGCTGATTCATCACAAAGGACAGAAACCACTTTAGCTTCTTCCATTCGTGTCGAACCAAAGGTTGAACAATAAAAGACTTGAGTTGCATAAGACTTATCTGCACGCTCATCAATCTTCGCCATAACATCTTTTCCAACAGCTAATTTGACTCCATCTTCAGCCCATGCAAAACAAGTTCTGATGTTAGAAGCCACAGCTAATCTTGTAGACATGATGAATTTGAAACCCATAAAAGTATCAACTTCACCTTGAACAAGTGCTTTAATGTTAGAAAAATCGCTTGATGTTACCTGGGTTGTACCAAGTAAAGCTTCAACTTGCGCTGGAGCTACAGCAATATATCTTGCGATAGAAGCATCAACAGATCCCTCATCTAAGATTTTCTTTGCCTGGATAAGCTTTGCGACTGTTAAATCAGCAGATCCATGAGCAATAATATTGCCAGAAATCATGTCTGTGTCTGCTGATCCACTACTGCCAGTTTTTGAAGTTCCAGTAGCCGCTGAGATAATTGAATCATCCATAGCTCTACCCATTGCAGCTGCGGCTGCTTGAGCATAAGTTGATGTAGGATCAATTAACATACGAACCTTGTCACTATCGTCTATCAGATCCGCCCACTCGTATGTATCCATTGTCACCATACGTCTTGAGTGTGGTGTGTCTTGGATCATTGTATCAGCGTGTCTGCTAGTTCTTTTGATAGCAGCGCTGCTGCCCACTTGGTCGAAAAATGCTTTCTCACCAGTTACAGATTCTTCAGAAACAGCACCACGTAGCAGCGAACCTTTTTGCTGCGACAATAGCTGTACGTTAGAACTAAACTGATTTACAAAAGCTGTTGTAATTTGTGTACTCATAACACAAGCTCCTTATAAAAGTTAAAATGATAACGCTACCTGGAGAATCCAGACGTAAGTTTGATTATTTTTTGCGAGGGCCACCGCTTATCTCGACTACTTTGCTAGTGTCTTTTTTTAGAGCGCCTTTCGGCTTATCCCCTTGTTTACACCATTGCAAATACTTATCAGCTCGTTCAAGAGGATTATCTATTATCCTACCAGATCCAGTTTCTAAAACCATTCTTAGAACTTCAAGCTTAAATTCTTGTTCATCCATTTAACATCTCCCTATATTTCATTGCTTCATCAACATAAAAGTTATGCTGGGGGTGTTTAGCATCCCAATAAGGTGTGCCAGGATCAGTATATTCTGCTAACTTTGTTTGAACTTCTTGTAGACCCATTGCACCACTAGTTTTAACGCCTTCTAAACTATCTTCACCAATCTTTTGTGTGATGTATTGTCCAACATTAACGATCATTTTAATGACTTCTGGATGATCGCCTAACCTTCTGCCATCAGCTAACTGTATTTCAGCTATGTCTGGTTGCCCAAACTGAGATAAAACACCATTGCCAACTTTCATTCTATCTTCAAAAGCCGCACCATATTCTTTTTGCAGCTCTAAAGATCCCTTTTCCACTTCAGCTAAGACCTTACTTTCATCCAAACCAAAGCGACTATTGTTCATTTCATTAAAATCACTCATTAAAACTTGCGCTTGGCGAGGAGTTAACCCAGCTTTGTGAGCTGTATTACCAAACCAATCCATCATATCTTGGTCTACTTGCTGACCTTCTTTGATTGAGGATGCTAAATTATATTCTTCAGCTTTTGCTGGCCGACCAAGCTTATCATACACAGCTGACCAATCATCATCCGTTGCGTGTTTGCCTGGTATAGCAACTTTATCTGCACCAATCATTGATTGTGCGTTAACATAACTCTTAGCAAGACTAGGAATGTCTTGTATTGTTTCTAATGATTTATGGCCTCTAATTTCTTCTGGGATTTCTGAGCGCCAATCATTTTGTACTGGCTCAACAGACGTTGCTTGTCCAGTTTCTTCTACTACTGGAGCATCCGCTACCTGTGTTTCTTCACTCATGTTTCTACCATATCCTCTCTTTTAAGTTGTTCTTTCAGCATTGATTTTAAAAATAACACTACAGTTCGCTGACCTTCTCTGTAGGCTGT